TTGTGTCAGAAGAAGTGGCCGGGTGGATTATGTGACTTTACACCTATGTATCAAAAAGGTGATTATAGAGCTTTAGCTGCATATATAGCAAAGCCACTGCCAACAACGGATGAGAACTTTGAACAGTTAAATTTGTTCGATGATTTCTCGCAGAAAGAAATAAAGCAACTTGCTAAGTATGGTCGTAGTAGGAATCTTGTGGTACCTGAACCAGAAGTTAAGAAATATGTTAAAAGAACCATGAAGAGTATTATTCAGAATGGTCCAAAAGCAAGAGAAGGCTATTACATTGATAAGGATTCTATTCGTATGGGAATTAATCCTATAACCGGATTATCATATGTGTATTACACAGAGGTAAAGCAAAAGCAGGAAATGAGACCTATAAGATACATTCCTGAAGAGAATATAAATAAATCAAAACGCAAACGAAGGGAGGTAAGTTGATGAACTTTGCAAATATGAAAAGAGGAGAGACTACAGAGCAGATACGATTATTTGATTGGGCTAGACTCCATGAGAGATTCATTCCAGAACTCAAACTTCTGCATCATATCCCCAATGAGGGTATCCGTACTAATGGACCTGTGCTAAAGGCAGCAGGACTTAAAGCAGGAGTACCAGATGTATGTCTTCCAGTGGCCAGAAGAGGTTTTAATGGTCTGTACATAGAGATGAAGTATGGCAAGAACAAACTTACAAAGGAACAGGAAGAGATAATGTCTCAACTGGTGGAACAGGGTTATAAGGTATCTGTTTGTTATAGTTTTGAAGATGCTAGAGAGGTTATTAGACATTATCTGGCCAAGTCAGATGAGTTTGACTTGGTGAACTGTGAGGAAGCTATCAAGGTATGGGATGAATGTGAGGGATACAGCAAAGAGCAATATCCATGTTCACCATGCAATGAGTGTGGAATATACAAGAATCGGAGGTGTGAGCAATGAAACCTATATTATTTAATACAGAAATGGTAAGAGCTATATTAGAGGGTAGAAAGACGGTTACTAGGAGAGTAATAAATCCCCAGCCTACATACTCACCTAGAGATGGTTTTTCATATAAAGGACATGCCTATGGTACAGATTTACCTCCAACGATTAAAGGAGCTGCTTATAATTTATGTTGTGCTGCTCCATATAAGATTGGGGATGTTCTTTATGTTAGAGAGACATGGGGTGATTATGGAGATGGTACACCACTCCTATATAAAGCAGATTATCCAGATGATGCTACCACCTATAAACATGATGATGATATACATATATGTGATTTACCTAAGTGGAAACCGTCAATACATATGTCTAAGGCAGCAGCCAGAATATTCTTAAGAGTAACCTCTGTAAGAGTGGAGCGGTTACAGGATATAGACACAGCTGATGATCAGGAGTTTTTTAAAGAGGGTACAGCTGATAAACATAGTTTTATTGAGTTATGGAATAGTACTGTAAAAAATGAGAGTCAAGGCTGGTATGGAAACCCTTATGTATGGGTTATAGAGTTTGAGAGAATAGAGAAATCAGAGGCAGCAGTTCAGAAGGGGGCCACATTAAATGTCCGAGAATAAATTAATCAAAACAGAAAAAGAAGCAATAGAGTGTTTAAAAAAGAATAAACCTACAAGTGGTTTTTATGCGTTACAAGAAGCTGTTGATATGGCAATATGTTCACTTGAAGAAATACAGCAGTATAGAAAATTAGGAACAATAGAGGAATTAAGGGTTGCAAAAGATAAGCAGGAAGAAAAACAAGTGTCATTTCATGGTGATGGATATTATAATGGTAATTTGGTTTATGATGAATATGAATGTCCGAGTTGTGGTAAGAAATATGAATTAGACTTTGAAGAACATAATTTCTGCCCAAATTGTGGACAACATATGTCGTTGGAGTGTAGTGGATAAAGATGAATAACAAAACGGTATATTATTCAAACTGCTTTTTTGAAGCAGTCAAGAGAAAAATAAGAGACTGGAGACATATCAGACTAATTCATATTAGGATGGATAACGGATTACACCACTGGCTATGGCATGATCTATATGATGATAATGTATATGACTTCCAACAGTTAGAAACAGTCAGACATTGGCATAATTTGTTATGGTTTAAAGGAAAAATTAGAGTAAGGCAATACAATGTATATTGTAGATGGTTAAAAGGAGAGTGATTAACTATGAAATCACAAAAGAAAATAACGATACATAAAATTAAGATTCAAAGACAATTTGCTGATGCGGTTCAATTTGGATATAAGAAGTTTGAGATAAGAAAAAATGACAGGAATTATCAAGAAGGAGACATCTTAAGATTCACCTGTATAGATGATAAAGGCAATCAGGTGTATCATCCTATCAACATTAGACAGTATAAAATAACATATATGCTGAATGGATGGGGACTTAAGAAAGGATATGTTGCATTTGGTATCGAGGAGATAAAAGAGGATATAACTATGGACTTGATTAACCAGAGATTAGATGAACAGGAGGATGAGTAATATGTTTTTCAGATTGTCAGTATTTAAGAAGCTTATAAAGAGTGCATATAAGAGGACGGGCTTTTACTTAGGACAAGATAGAGAAAAGATATACTACTATATACGAACACCAAGATTTGTAGTGTGGTTTAATGCTGAATCTATGCCTAAACAAGCTAAGGCAGCAGTTATTGAGTTTTCAGGAGAGCTACCAGAACCAGGAGAAGAATTTTTGTGTAGTGAAGCTCAAGAATGTAATCAGTATTCATTTTTGGGAACAGATTACAGCTTATTTGATATAGAGCAAAAGGCAAAAGCTAAATTCCATATAACTAAAATAAGTGATGTATCAACTGATTCAAGGTATATGTATTCAAAGATTGAGGATCGTGTTGTAAATAGCATATTAATACCCGAATCAATACTAGCCATGATAGATGCAGGAGCTATTGATACCGCTAATGGTGAAATACCACCTATAGGACCAGTGGCTACAGGTGTAATAGACAAACAAGTATTTTGGCATAACAACACATCAGCACTTTTAGTTATGGATGTATTAGAAGGCTCTGATGATGAGGCCAAGTCTTATGCCATGGCACTTGCTGAGTTAGAAGCAAATAGTAAGTAGATATACATATGGGAGGGGTTACATGACCAAGCCTAAGGAATCATATTATTACGATACTCCCGGCTTAGTATAAAAAAAGATTGTAAAAATATATTCAAAATGTTATAATTTAAACACTTAAACAAAAAATAGTGGACTGCTGCAACAGTCCACTATTGTGAAAAAGGAAGGCGTGCTCGCTATAAGAAGTAGTATAATAATTCGTATAGATAAAAAATGTAACGACTTATAGTGAGTATTGCCTCTGGGAGTGATGCAATGGCTACAATCAAACTCAAGTAGAAAAGTAGCTGTTCAAGTAGCCTGTGCAAGTGCATCTTCTCGCACAGACTTGATGTTCCGGTTGTCTTGTTCCTCTTCATAATATCAGCCTCCTTGCTAACTGGTTGACAAGTTGCATATATGATAGTGCAAAGCACATTCATAGCGATAAACAGGAGTCTGGTATAATTACTAACTATATTACATATATTACACGGAATTTTTAAATACTGCAATAATTTAGAATTCATAAAAGTATTTTTGTAAATTTTTACCAAAAATTTACATTAAATCTTCATGGTGAGTTATTTATAAGATGGCTGAGTTACGAAAAGTAGTTCTGCCGTTTTTTTTACAAAGTGAAATATAATGCTTGAAAGAATCAAAATCTATGGTATCTTTAAATTAGAGCCAGGGAGCCAGGTGTATAGGAATAACCTATGCACTTGGCTCTTTTTGTATTTATACCCAAGAGTTAGAAAGGAGAAACACTATACATGGCAAATAATAAAAAAATGGTTGAACAGGCATTTGCCTTGTATAAGGCAGGTGAAAAATTAAAGGATATAGCAGCTGCATTACATATAGCTGAGGGGACTATCAGAAGTTGGAAAAACAGGTATAAATGGGACGGTGAAAAAGACAGTAAAAACGTTGCAACGAAAAAATGCAACGTTGCACCGGTGCAACGCGAAAATAATATAGATTTGGATGATGGGACAAAAGAGACTTTTCAAAATCCAGATTTATCTCCAAAAGAACAGTATTTCTGCGTGTATTACATAAAATCCTTTAATGCCGTCCAGAGTTACATGAAAGCCTTTGGAGCGAAGTATAATGTGGCAGCAGTTGAAGGATATAAGACCCTAAAAAAACCTAGAGTAAAAGAGGAGATTGATAGGTTAAAAGAAATCAAGAGGCAGCAGATACTTTTGACGGAGCCCGATTTGGTTGAATATCACATGAGAATTGCCTTTGCAGACATAGGAGATTATATAACCTTCGGACAGGAAGAAAAGCCTGTTATGGGCATATATGGACCAATACAGGTTAAGGATAAAGAATCAGGTAAGAAAGTCACTCTGACCGAGAAAGTAAACGTTGTTCGATTGAATGAATCTGATGTGGTTGATACTCAGCTCATCCAGGAAGTGAAGCAGGTAAAAGGCGATGTGCAAATTAGGTTAGCTGACAAACAGAAGTCTCTTGAATGGCTGGATAAGCACTTTATGCTTAACCCTATGGATACACACAAACTGGAATATGACCGTCAGAAGTACGAGCTTGATTTACTTAAACTGGAAATGCAGATTAAGGACAATAATATGGACACAGAATTCGGGGAGGACAATTTCCTTGATGCATTGAATGATATAGCCGGAAGGGTGTGGTCGGATGAATAATAGCGCATGGCAGCAGTTAAACGAGCGTAGAGAACGAATAAAGGAGAGGGTAAAACAGAACTTAGAAGCCAGGAAGGCTAAGCTTAAGAGCAATACCTTTGATTTTAAGCCATTTTCTGTAAAGCAAAAGAAGGTTTTAACCTGGTGGTGTTCGGATAGTCCCGTAAAGGATTGTGATGGTATTATTGCAGATGGTTCCATACGTAGTGGTAAAACTATGAGTATGTCTTTATCTTACGTATTCTGGGCAATGTCCACATTTAATCAAAATAATTTTGGTATGGCCGGTAAGACCATAGGCTCCTTCAGAAGAAATGTGGTGTTCTGGCTTAAGCTTATGATAAGGTCCCGTGGATATAAGATTAAAGACCACAGAAGCGACAATATGCTTGAGATTACTAAGGGTGATGTCACAAACTACTTTTACATCTTTGGTGGTAAGGATGAAAGGTCCCAAGATTTAATACAGGGTATTACCCTTGCTGGTATGTTTTTTGATGAAGTGGCGATTATGCCAGAGAGCTTTGTTAACCAGGCAACAGGACGATGCTCAGTTACAGGAAGTAAGTTTTGGTTTAACTGTAACCCAGACAATCCAAGACATTGGTTTAAGATAAACTGGATTGATAAGTGTAAATGTAATTTGAGTACAGATGCGGCAGCAGAACTGATTAAGAAAGGCATAGAACTAAAGAACCTAGTATATCTTCACTTCACTATGGACGATAATTTATCCTTGGATGAAAAGATTAAGAAAAGATATAAGTCTATGTACGTGGGAGTGTTCTTCAAGAGATTTATATTAGGTCTCTGGTGTGTGGCAGATGGACTGGTTTACTCTATGTTCGATGAGAATAAGCACATAATCCGTGGTGAATGTCCTAAAAGTGGTATGCACATAGTATCAGTTGATTATGGTACCGTGAACCCATTTTCTGCTGGATTATGGGGCTTTGACGGTAAGAGAGCCATAAGAGAGAAGGAGATATACTACAACGGCCGAGAAAAAGGTCAGCGTGTGGATGATGAGGCATACTATAAGATGCTTAAAGAACTGATAGGTAAAACAAAGATAGAGTATATCATAGTGGATCCGTCAGCGGCATCATTCATTGAGACCATAAAGAAGCATGGAGAATATATAGTCAAAAAAGCTAACAATGATGTATTGGATGGAATAAGAGTTGTAACCACCTTTCTTAATTCAGGAAGGCTGCTTATACACGAGAACTGCAAGAATAGTATAGAGGAATTTGGTTTATACTGCTGGAATGAGGAAAGTGGAGAAGACAAGGTTATAAAGGAAAATGACCATGCTATGGACGACATAAGGTATTTCTGTTATACCTTCATGCGTAAATGGCTTAGGTGGGAGTATTAAGGAGTGAGATTATGGGATTTATAGACTGGATAAAAGGAGTGTATGTAAGAATGTTTAATAAGAGTAGTGCAAAAAAAGTATTTGGTACAGATGCAATATTATCAGACAAGATGGAAGAGGCAATGAAACTATGGGCCAGTATCATAGATGGAACACCACCATGGACTGACAAGGATGATGATGTGGAATCTATTAACTTTGCAAAGTTTTTGGCCAGCGACACAGCTAAGAAGATATGTCTTGATATAGACATTAATATAACAGGCAGTGCCAGAGCTGAGTATCTTCAGCAGATTATAAACAGGCTTAAGAAGGTACTTAGAGACAAGGTAGAGGATGCCGCAGGGTCAGCCGGTATTATGTTCAAACCTAATGGTTCCATGAATATAAACAGCTGCATTGACTTTGTTCTTGCTAAAGACTTTCTTGTCACAGAGAAAAACTCCAATGGGGATATTCTGGGAGTAATATTCTTCGATAAAGTCACTAAGGCAGCTCTATCCAAGAAATATTACACACGTCTTGAGTATCACAGATTCGAGGATGGACTCTATGTAATATCCAATCGTGCTTTTGTATCCAGTGATAAGAATACTATGGGAAAACCATGTAGCTTAGAGATGGTGGATGAGTGGAAGAACATAGAGCCGGAGCAATACATAGAGAATCTAGATAAGCCATTATTTGCCTATTTGAAGATGCCATACAATAATACCATTGATATGGATAGTCCTTTGGGTGTACCTGTATTCCATAATGCCATTAAGGAGCTAAAGGATCTAGATATAGCATGGTCGCGCAAGAGTGGAGAAGTAGAAGACTCAAAGCATCTTACATATGTTGATGTGTCGACTATACAGTACGCTAAGCAGAATAAGGTAAAACTTCCACGTTTTATGACTGCTATTGATATGGAGAAGGATGAGGCAGCAGTACGAGAACATACTGCCACTATGCTTACTGAAAGCAGAATTAAGGATATTAATAGTATTCTGTCTATGATATCTACCAAGTGTGGATATTCCCAGGGACAGTTTACGCTTGATGCCAAAACTGGAATGATAACAGCTACACAGGTAGAAGCTGATGACAGAGAGACCATTGAAACTATCAAGGATATGAGAGATGTTCTAAAAGATTGTTTGGAAGACCTTGTATATGCTTTGAATGCCTATGTAGACCTTTATAATTTAGCACCTGTCGGAGAATATGAGACATCCTATGCCTTCGGTGATCTCACATATAACTGGGAAGAGGATAGAGCCAGACATTGGCAATATGTTCAGCAGGGAAAGTATCCATTATGGAGATACTATGTTAAGTTTGAGGGTATGAGTGAGGATGAGGCAAAAGCTGTTGTGGCAGAGGCTAAAGATGAACAGCAGGACAAAGGATTATTTGAAGAGGGTGTATAATATTGCTTAGTGAAGAATATCTATGGAGTATTCCGGATAGTGTGGTAAAAATATGGGAAGAACTTGAAGAGTGGCTTATAAAGGATATATGCGAACGCATTATGGCAGCAGAGCTTTATGATTATGACAAGATACCTGGTATTGCTCAGTGGAGAATCAAATTACTTAGTGAAGCAGGTATGCATTATAATGATTTGATTAGTGTTATATCCAAGGTAACAAGAAAGTCAGAGGCTGAAGTTAAAAAGCTTTTTGAGGAGAGTGGACTAGAAGGCCTTATGAACGAAGCTAAGATGTTCGAGCGTCAGGGGATAGAACCATTACAACTCATGGAGAGTTCTGTTTTGAAGACCATACTTCAGGACTGTTATAACAGAACTAATGGAGAACTACGTAATTTCACCCGAACAACAGCTAATGCCAGCCAGAAACTGCTAATAGACACATTAGATAAGGCTTACTTTGATGTTACTACTGGTGCTAGGTCTTATTCGGAGGTAATAAGAGAGGCTGTAGATACGGTAGGTAAGCAAAGTGGAGTAGTTCTCTATAACTCTGGTCATAGGGATACAATAGAGACTGCTGTCAGAAGGTCTGTGCTTACTGGCATCAATCAGGGTGCCGGTAAGATTAGTATAGCAAATGCAAAGGAGTTGGGGGCTGAGTATGTGGTTGTGTCTGCGCATCCTGGTGCGAGAACCTCAGAGGATCCGATTGCAGACCATTCGGGATGGCAGGGAAAGATATATAAGATTGAGGGCGAAGACCAATATCCTAATTTGGAAAAGAGCACAGGCTTCCCGAATAATCCATTGGGGTTATGTGGATATAACTGCAGACATAGTATACATGCATACTTTCTGGGAGAACCTAATCCGTTTGAAGACGTGGTGAAAGATAAAAAGGCTAGTGATAAGCTATATGACTTAAGTCAAAAGCAAAGGCAGCAGGAACGAAGCATACGTAAGACTAAGAAGCAGCTTATGGCATATGAGACAGCTATTGAAAACTGCAAGGATGAACAGGCTAAGTTTGAACTGCAGATGGAATATGATAAGTTAGCTGCTAAGCTTCAGAAGCAGAACAAGAGATATAAGGATTTCTGCAAGGAGAATGAGGAATATGGCATCAAATCTGAACAGGAGAGATTAAGGACCTTAAACTGGAAGCGTGAGAACGCTGACAAGGCAAGGAGTGGAGCTAACAGACATAATGATGCTAAGGAAATTAAAAATCCTAAGAATATGATATTCTTTGAAGAGAATACAATAGAGCGTTCTCAAAATGTCCACAAGATGTTGAATGAGTATTGTACTAGAGAGAGTAAATGGAGTGGTAAAACTATAATTGATGCGGAAAAATGCATTAAGGAAAAATTTGCTGGAAAGAAAGAATGGTCTTGTGATATAATAACCTATGAAGGTGTACAAACAAAGACTTTAATACACGAACACTTGCATGCACGGTCGAGTAGCCATCGAAGCAAGGAAGAATATCTGATGTATCAGAGAATAGAAGAAGGTTCGGTGGAGCTATTCGCACAGGAAATTTGCAAGGATAAAGGTTTTGTTTTCTTTCCATCGTATGAGAAGCTTGTGGACACACTAAGAGATATTAATTCCCAAATAAAACTGTATGATAACGATTTGGATTTTGCAAAAGCGTTGTTTGATGTCGACATGACATATAGATGGAGATGGTTGAGCGATAAAGTAGATGAATATGCAAAATTAAATGGATTAAATTCTAAAGAAATTATAGAACTAAGAAAACCTATTAATACGTTGTATGGGGGAATATAGTATATGAATAGAGTAGATGAAATAATCAATAGAATAATGGCTCGTGATAAGACAGAGGAAGATGTGATACAGATTCATAATGAACTTGTGAATTGTGATTGGACAATGGAAGAACAAGTAAAACTTATGTATTCTGGATATACAGAGATGTTAGCTATGACATATGATGCCATTATGTTGAAGAAACAGCAGTCAGTCTAATTGATGCTGTTGTTATATAAAACAGGCAGAACAGAAAGGATTGTTTGAGATAGATGGTAGGAAATGATTGGGCTACATATACGCTGAAGGAAGTTCCATTTTGGAGAGATGGAATGACTCCTGAAGAATATGATGCAGAAAGAGAATATCTAAATAACAATTATCATTTGCTTAGAGAAGGCAAATATGTCCCACTCTGGAAACAGAAACTAAATCAGGTACCCTAGTGGTACCTTTTTTATTTTTTTAAAATTAATGTTGACATTCGAAAATTCTGTGATAATTTGAGAATTAAGAGAGATGTAGGAGTTGGTAAATTGAATAATAGTAAATGGTACCCTTGTCCCAAGTGCGGATATCCTAAAATGCTTAAGCTGAGGAGTGATACAAAGCTTATAAATTTTCCAGGATACTGCAAAAGGTGCAAGAGTGAGAGTATAATCACAGAGCCAGAGCCAAAGAGAGCCAGAGCCAATTAGTGAGTCGCTATTTTAGCGCTACTAGTTGGCTCTTTTTCTGTTTTCATATTGCTTACCTCCTAAACGGCACACAGATGATGGACTGCTTGCGGCGCAAGGTTTGCGTCACAAGGTTTGCGTCACAAGTGGAGCAGGGTTCAATTCCCTGCCTGTGTATTACCGGCACGGGTTTATGTGCAACTTCTTGTGCTCCAGACGTGGAGTGTAAATAAACGATTAGAGAAGTAGAAAAGGAGAAAGCAAGATGAAGAACATTGAAGAAATTTTGGCATCTTTAGGTATTACGGTACCTGAGGACAAGGCAACAGAGCTTACAAAGCTTGTTGCAGAGAACTACAAGACCATTAGTGAACATGAGAAGCGTGTTCAGGCACTCGAGGGTGAGCGAGATGGTTTTAAGGAGAAGTACGAGACTGCTCAGAAGACCATATCCGGATTTGAGGAGATGGATATAGATGGTGTTCAGAAGGAGCTGGGCGAGTACAAGAAGAAGGTTGAGGAGATGGAAGCTGAGCATAAGAAGGCATTACATGAGAGAGATTTCTCTGATGCATTGAAGAATGAGATAGCCAATATCAAGTTCAGCTCTGAGGCTGCTAAGAAGTCCATTATGGCAGAGGTACAGGCTGCAGGCCTTACACTGGTAGATGGGAAGATAATGGGCTTCAATGATTTTATCGCGAATTGTAAGGCAAAGGATGCTTCAGCGTTTGTGGATGAGCAGACAGAGAATCTGCAGAACAACAAGGCTTCTTTCACAAGACCTATGAACAACAATAACAATACAAGCACTAAGGCCTCTATGACAGAGCAGATTAGATCTGCCATGGGCCTTAAGCCAGAGAAGGGAGAGTAATAGTCAATGAATAACATTGAATTAGCAACAATTTATCTGCCACTTCTTGATGAGGTATACAAGGCAGAATCAAAGACAGCCATCTTAGATGGTGATGAGGTAACAGTACAGAAGGGCCAGCATGGAGAAATCAAGGTTGCAAAGCTTGATATGGATGGTCTTGGAGATTACACACGTAATTCAGGCTACACTAAGGGGTCAACAAAGTTCGTGTGGGAGACTATCAAGTACGATAAGGAGCGTTCACAGGAGCTTAGAATCGACAGACTCGACAACGAGGAGTCGCTTGGAATCCTTTTCTCTAAGCTCTCAGGAGAGTTCATCAGAACCAAGGTTATTCCAGAGACTGATGCGGCTAGATTTGCAAAGATATCATCTGTAGATGGCATTTCTAAGAAGGCTGAGACACTTGCAGATGGTGCAGCTGCTATTGCAGCTCTTAGAACTTGTGCTAACAAGATGGATGAGGACGAGGTAAGTCCTGAGAACAGAATCCTTTGGCTTACACCAACATTAAAGGGTCTTATTGATGATTTAGACACAACTAAGTCTAAGAAGATTCTTGAAAAATTCTCAACTATTATCGAGGTTCCACAGAGCAGATTCTATACTGCTATAACTCTTAATCCTGGAACTGAGAATAGTTATGGTTATAAGAAAGCTGAAGATGGTAAGAATATCAACTTCATGTGCGTTGAGAAGAGCGCAGCCGTAACTGCTATGGATCAGTATGTTAAGTACTTTACACCAGACCAGGATCAGAATGGTGATGATAATGTATTCGATTATCGTAACAACAACCTTTACGGTCATGTTTATGAGAATAAGCGTGCAGGTGTGTATGTAAGTTATGATGACGCAGCATAGGAGGTAAATTATGAGTGAGAAGAAAAAACCAACTATCATAGGATATAGACCTACCAAGGAACAGATCGCGACTGATAAGAAGGCATTCAAGGATAGAAAGCCAGCAGCTCAGAAGGGCAAGGCTTCAGATAAGGGTGCTGTAGACAATGCTCCTGAGGAAGGCGCAAAGGAATAATATGTAAAGGAGGCGAATGTTATGGAATACGCAAGCTACGATTTCTATACAACAGAATATCATGGCACCATGACAGAAACTGACTTTGCAAAGTGGATTACAAAGGCAAGCAGGCAGCTTGATGTCATCACATCAAGACGTCTGCTGTCTGCATATCCGGATGATGAATATGCTGACCAGCAGATTAAGATGTGTGTTTGTGAAATGGCTGAGAAGATGGCTGATGTGGACTCATACATTAGGGCTCAATCCGTGCGTTCGGATGGAACTGCTGGAGTGATTCAGTCAAAGTCAGCTGGTAGTGAGAGTATAACTTATGCTGTAGGTGAATCTGTATATAGCAATATTGTAAAGGACCCTAAAGCATTAGACAGGCAGATACGAGCTATTACGGTTAATTATCTGGCATACATAGAAGGTAGTGATGGTGTATGTCTGCTTTATAGGGGGATGTAAATATGTTCGATGATGTTATAACCCTCTTTATCAAGTACGAGGACAAGAAGAATAAGATATGCCAGTGGCATAGCAAGGTAATATCCAATGTAGAACTTCAAAAGAATAATGCAATAGCAGTGTCAAAGGACGGTAATAAGTCAAATGATAACGTTAAGTTGCATATTCCGTGTAAGGATGCAGTTATAGGGGAATATGAGTACCTTAAGCCTAAAGAGTGGTATAAGGCAGCAGATAAGGCCGATAAGATTACTCTTAAGGAAGGTGATTTCTTTGTAGATGGTGAAGTGAGTGACCTTGATATCTATGAAGACTCACAGTATCAAAATGGTTTGTTTTCTTATATGAAAACTAATTTTGATGATGTGTATGTTATATCTTCTGTTGACAGATATAAGACAATACCACATTTCGAGGTAGGTGGTCACTAGTGAAAATTAATACTGCACATGGACACTTAAATATAACAATAGATACTAGACGCATGGAAGGTAATTTCTATGAGGCTCAGAGATACTTAGACCAGAGAGTAATAAGGGACTCAGAACCTTATGTACCTTTTGACAGAGGTGTATTAAGGAATAGTGCAAAGTATGGAACCAGGATTGGAAATGGTCAGGTTATATATAAAGCACCATATGCACATTATCAATATGAGGGAGATTTGATGGTTGGTGTTTCTAGTAAAAGCTCATATGCCAAGTACAATGAACCAAAGGAATACAATGGGGGTAAGCTTACCTATCACACCCCAGGAACAGGACCCGGATGGTTCGAGGTTGCAAAAGCTAAGTATCTTCCTTCGTGGATAAAAGGTGTAAAGGAAAGGGTCGGTAAGAAGTGAGTGAACAACAGAATAAAGAAGTCCTTAATGGCAATGAGCAGACCATTGCCATTAAGGCTATATACGAGGTAATAGAAAGTTACACAGAGGATATGGAAGTAAACTTTGAGGATTTGGGGACTGATGGGGAGCCTAATCTTGGAGTGTTCTCTATGCCGGGGTCCGTATATGATAAGAAATTTATAGACGGAAGCTTTGAGGCTACACTATCATTCTCGGTGGTGTATAGAGCTAGTGTAAATGTAGATGATCATAAGTTTGAGATTATAGAGTGGTTAGACAAGCTTGGAGTGTGGTTAAGCACGCGTGATAATTATCCGACACTTTCGGATGGACGAAAAGTTGAGAGAATATCCCAGATGTCAGTACCATGTAGAGACATTATTAATCCAGGTTATGAGAATGATTATATAGTTACTTTTCAAATGAAGTATAGAAAGGATGAAGAATAACATGGAAAAGGTAGAAAGAAAGTATTTGGCACATTTTATTGATGCAGCATTTGGTGCAGAGCCAACAAATTATACTCGATTAGGTAAGGACCTTGAGGAGTACAATATTGATCTTAATCCAGATGGAGAGGAGAAGAGCAATATCCTTGGAGAGTCTTCTTACACTATTAAGGGATACAAGCCAAGCGGTAGTGTAGATACATACTATGCATATGATGGTGAGCCATTATTTGAGCAATTAGCGATGGTAGCTAATGAGAGAAAGACAGGTAGTGACTGTATGACTACCGCAGTAGATGTCCTTGTTGATTCTAAGGGCGTAGTGATCTGGGCATACAGAGAGGATGTAGTTATTGTTCCACAATCTGTTGGCGGAGATACAGGTGGAGTACAGATACCATTTGAGATTCATTACAACGGAAATCGTGTTAAGGGTACCTGGGATATGTCTACAAAGACATTTACTCCAGATGGAGAGGCAGCAGCTGCTAATGTGGAGCAGGAACAGTCGGAAGCATAGAAAATAATTACAAAGTTGCACCGGCGCAACTATAGGAGGATAAAAGCATATGGAACAGATTAAAATTAATTCAGGCATATATCAATGTGAGATAGTTGATGAAACAGGAAAGTCTTTAGGAGTGTTGGAGTTTTATCCTAATGATTTCAACCTCCCTGATAGACTGGATAAGGGTTGGAAGAACATTCAGAAATGTCTTGATAAGGCAAAGGATACTATTTCTGACCATACATCAACGTTGAAGTCTACTGGTGACAATATGGAAGAGGAAGACTTAAGTGTAGTGTCAGCAACTATAGCTGAGGTAGATAAGGAGATTAAGGAACAGCTTGATTATATATTTGATGCTGATATGTCAGGTATATTTGGAAACACTCATCTTGCTACACCAACCAAGTCAGGATTTCTTATTGAGAATCTTTTGAATGCTCTTATGCCTATTATCGAGAGAGAGGTTAAGAAAGCTGGAGCTGCATCCCAGAAGAGAAAAGGAAAGTATACCAAGAGGTATCACAAATGATAGGTGCTTTACCTACAACTCTTTTGGTTGGTGGAGTTGAAAGAAAGATAAGGAGCGATTATAGAGACTGCTTGAATATTATGGAGGCTTGTGGGGACCCAGACCTTAACCACATAGAAAAGCTGGAGGTTATGGTTGAAATTCTCTATAAGGATGATATAGAGACAGAATACATAGAAGAGGCCGTGGAAAAGGCTGTATGGTTCCTTAATTGTGGAAACACCATAGAGGAGAATCCCAAGAGTACAAAAAGAGTGTTTGACTGGCAGCAGGACGAACAGATGATGTTTGCAGCAGTGAACAAGGTAGCAGGCAAGGAATTACGAGATGAGCAGTATGTTCACTACTGGACATTTATCTCATATTTCCACGAGATAGGAGAAGGACTGTTCAGTACAGTTCTTAATATTCGCACTAAGATGAACAAAAATAAGAAGCTTGAAGCACATGAAAGAGAGTTCTACAAAGAGAATAAAGCACTTATTGACTTGAAAAAGAAATACTCTACAGAACAGCAAAAAGAAATGGCTTATATAAATTCATTACTTGGATAGAGGTGAGAAGATGGCTGATGGTTCAGTTATTATAGATACTAAATTGGACTTAAAAGGCTTTGAGGAAGGTACAAAGCAGGCAAGCTCAAAAATAATGAAATTAAATAACTCTATCGACCAGACGGAGCGCAGTATAGCTGAACTTACCGATGAGATGCTTAAGATGGAGAATGTTGATGTTCCAACTAAGGAATATGCTGAACTATCAAGAGAAATAGCAACTGCTGAGAAAAGGTTTGATTTATTGTCAAGGCAGATAGAAAGCTTGGAGGACCAGGGTCAGCCTTATGGAACATTACCACAACAGACAGAGAAGCTTCTTGTTAAGATAGATGCTTTGAAAAAGAAACAGGCAGAGCTTGATAAGCAATTCACTAAGGGCAGTGAAACCGTTCAATATCAAAAGATGGCCCAGCAGGTGGATAATCTTAATGATAAGTTGGCAGTACAAAAACAGCAACTGGCAGAAATTAAGGTTAAAGAGGATGCTGTTACTAATAGTGCTAAGAGATTAAGTAACGAGTCTCAGAAAGGCTTTGCATCAATTATTTCCGGTGGAAAGAATGCGGGTAAATCGTTAAAAGAAACAACCGCTGGTATAGAAAGGTTAACTAAAAGACTGTTGAATGTAGTTGCTTCTGTGTTTGTATTTACAGTATTAAACAAAGCATTCACCGCTCTTAGAGATAATATGGGAAGTGCACTGATGGCAAATGAGCAATTCAGTGCAAGCTTAGCACAGATTAAATCTAATCTAGCTACTGCGTTTTATCCGATATATCAGGCTGCATTGCCAGCAATTAATGCCTTGATGGATGCACTGGCCAAGATTACAGGTACCATAGCCACATTCATATCAATGTTGTTCGGTACTACAGTAAGTCAGGCACAAGCAGGAGCTACTTCTTTAAAAGAACAAGCTGATGGTATATCTAATGTAGGAGATGCAGCAAAGAAGGCATCGAAAAATTTAGCAGGATTTGATGATGCACAGATACTTTCATCGAATAAAGAAACAACCTCTGTTGGTGGCGGTGGTGGCGGTGCCACAACTAGTACACAAGATGTGGGTAAGATAGAGACAGACCCTAAATTATTAGCATGGCTTACAGAACTTAAAGAAAAGCTATCACCCTTGATAGCTGCTCTTAAGCGTTTGTGGGATGCTATTATTCCATTCGCAGGGAATGTGTTTAAAGGTTTTATAGATTTTTTTGCAAGTGTGTTAGGTAGTGATTTGGTTGTTGGAATAATTAATGGGCTTGCGGCAGCAATAGAGAGTATAGATCCGAGTGAAGCAAGAAGCATAGGAGAGGCTTTAGGGTTTCTTGCAACTGTTATATTAGGTTATAAGGTAGGTTCTACTGTTTATAATGCCTTAACTGGACTAGTGGGATTGCTCAAGACTTTAGCTACAACAAAGGGTGGCCAGATATTGCTGAGTATAGCTGTTGCTTATGTAGGATTTGGTGCAGGTAATAAGATATACGAATGGATAACTGGAGAAGAGATAGATTTGTCTATCGGTGAGCAGATATCTGAAATATTAGATACGTTATTCAATGACTTTGATATATTTAAAGATGCTGTTGGTATGATGTTTGATGACTTAGGTCAGAAGATACTAGGATTATTCGGACTAGATGGAGTGACTTGGGAAGACTTTAAAGGTGGTGTTGACCTTATGTGGTCAGATTTCAAAGACACTATGGGCAATATACCTGAATTTTTCTCAAAGGTGGGTTCTAAAATAAAGAATACTATAACTGGTATTCCAGGATTTTTTAAGGACAAGTTTAATGGTGCATGGAATGGGATAAAATCCGCATTTTCTAATGTGCAGTCATTCTTTGGTGGAGTGGTTACAAAGATTAAGAATTTGTTTTCTAATGTTGGTTCTTCCATATCATCAGCAGTAGGGAAAACGTTTTCAAGCGGAATAAATACTGTTTTCAGCACTATTGAACGTATAGTGAATGGATTTATCAGTAAAATTAATTCTGTAATAGGAGCAATAAATAAAATACCAGGTGTTAGGTTATCTCGATTATCAACCATAAGTCTTCCTAGACTGGCTACTGGTACAGTTGTACCAGCTAATTATGGAGAGTTTGCTGCTATTCTTGGTGATAATAAGAGAGAGCCAGAGGTTGTATCTCCTTTGTCAACCATTGAAAAAGCGGTTGAGAATGTTATGAATAAGCATTCGGGCGGAACAGAGACTATTAATTTAGTAGTAAACCTAGATGGTGAACCTATATATAGAAATGTTGTAAAGCGCAACAAACGCAACACAAAGCTTTCGGGTAGGAATGCCCTAGCTTACTAAAAGGAGTGATTAAATGGCTAAATGGAGACCAATTTTTAAGATAGAGGGTGTGGTTGTACCTATACCAGATGAATACTCACAGAGCATAGAAGACCTTTCATCTGAAGATACAGGAAGAACATTAGATGGAAAGTTCCACAAAGATGTTATAGCTATCAAGAGCACGGTCCCGTTTAGCTGGTCAAAACTTGAGTGGAGTGTAGCAGCTAAATTGGCCAATGCTATAGATGGCAAATCAGTACTTAATGTGAGTTATATAGATGTTAGGAATCCTTATACGAACACGTCTAAGGAAATATATGTAGGCAAGCGAGATTTTACACCTGTGCAATTTGATGATGATGGTAAGGTGTATTGGTCCGTAGCCTTTAGTGAGATTGAGATATAAGGGTGATGTAATGAGAAACATTAGTAAAGAATTTAAAAGCTCGTATGGAACTACATATACAGTATCAATAACCCTCAAGAACGGAACTGTACTGGATGATATGACAAACAAGGATATATATACTTTATCACTGAAAGACTCATCCAGTTCAGACGCCACATTTGATATAGGTTATTGTGCTATCAGAGAGTTAACATTGAAGTTGAATAACGAAGATGAGTCATTGTCTGAATATGACTTTGCTGGTGCCGTTGTAATTGTGGAAGCAGAAAAAAATATAAATGGATTAGTAGAGAATCCCAAACTCGGTAAGTATATAGTAGACCTTCCAGAGTTCAGTGGTACAACCATTATATTAAATTGTGTAGATTATATGGCTATGTTGGGTAAGACCATAGATGATATATCGGGAACTACTGCTGCAACCATAGTTAACAGTATATGTACAAGATTTGGTATATCACTAGCAACTCAAAGATTTGCTGGATGGGATACTGAAATAGACATACCCGATACAACAGAGATGTCATATATTATGCTACTTGGTTACATATGCCAGGCTACTTGTAATTATGCAAGAATGAACGATAAAGGACAATTAGAGATTAAGTGGTATGACGTATCAGTTTTTGATTCGTTAGAACTGATAGATGGTGGAGATTTTTTAACTAATTTGCCAGAAAGTTATGATGGTGGAGACTTTGATACATATCAGACGGATTTGGCATATAGTGGTGGAGATTTTGAAGATATACCTTATCATCACATATATTCAAATCATAGCGAGAAAGTTATAACTGAAGATGTAGTTATAACTGGAGTTAAGGTCAAGAATGAAGAAGTGGAATACCAACAAGGTGCTGATGGTTATGTATTGCTCATTGAGGACAATCCATTGACGAAAGGCAAGGAAGAACAATTTGCAAAGCAGATAGGTTTAAGGTGTATTGGAATGAGATTTAGACCTTTCACAGTTACTACTAATTCTAATCTTCTTATTGAAGCTGGCGACCCTTGCATCATAACAGACCGAAAAGGCAGATCATATTATTCGTATGTAACAAGTACATCATTTGGTGTGGGCGCACAGCAGACAGTGTCATGTGGAGCAGAAACACCAGTGATTAATGGTGTAGATTCGTTTTCTCTTGTAACAAAGGCAGTTATTAAAGCCAGACAAGAGACAGAACAGAGAATAACTGCATATGATGTGGCTGTTCAACAGCTTACAGAGTTGATGGCTAATTCCTTTGGAGTATATAAAACCGCAGAACCACAAGCTGATGGTTCAAGTATATATTATATGCACAACAAGCCTACGTTAGATAAGTCCACTACTATATGGAAAATGACAGCTAATGCATTCGCAGTGTCTACAGATGGTGGAAAGTCTTGGAATGCTGGCTTTGACTCTTCCGGTAATGCAGTATTCAATATACTGAATGCCATAGGTATTAACGCAGACTGGATTAATGCTGGTACCTTGACAGGTAGGAAGATAAATAATGGCAATGGTACTTTCTCAGTGGATGAGAATGGAAATGTTGTATCTAATAGCTTTAAGTCTACGAATGCGGAGATTACAGGTGGTTCGCTGAATATAAACACTGCAAGTGATAATAGTGTAAAAAAGATAAGATTATCTTCAACTGCATACAGTAGTCATATGAGTCCTAATGCTATGGGAGTATCTTCAGCAAATGAAGATGCAGTAATGGGTTCTGGTGGATTGAGTGTGAGTAGTATATCAGGTTCAACACATACAACTGTTATTAATCTAAACAAAACAGGTGGATTGCAGATGTCTACTTTGCCAATAATTTGCAAAAGTCTTTCTCAATCTTCAGATGCCAGACTTAAAAAAAATAGGAAGAATTTACAGACAAATAAGCTATTTGACTTGATTAAACCAGTTCAGTATAAGTTCAAGAAGAAACTTGATAAGACTGGCAAATGGCATATGGGATTCTATGCACAGGACATTTTAAAGTCGATGAAAGATGCAGGTATCGACCCAGAAGAATATGCCCTTGTGAATAAAGGAGAAAATGGTTACTACTCTATAAATTACACAGAGATGATTCCTATGCTTGTAGAGCAAGTGCAGGAATTAAAGAAAAGAATTGAGGTGTTAGAGAATGGCAATAATTAATGCACGTATGCAACAGAAGAGGGGGCCGTTGGCAAAGTTGGATAAAGACCAGCTTTTGCCTGGTGAGTTTGCGATACCCACAGATAGTGATTCTATTTATGTTTGCCTTTCTGCTGGTCATGTGATAGAGATACCATCTAAGCAGGCAATGCAGGTATTGTTAGATACATTGAACGAGGTGGTGAAGAAAAGTGAGACCATAATCGAGGACTTTGAGGCATTAGAGGTAGAAAAGGCTGCTATCAATGATAATGAGACATCCACAGTTACTACATATAGCTCTGAAAAGATTATGCAACTTATAGATGCTATTAATGAGTTTGTAATAAGTATAGTCGATGTATTACCAACGGAGAATATAGATACTCACACTATATACTTTGTGCCAAAAGAAGAATCCGAGAATGATGTGTACGATGAATATATTTACATCAACAGTGCATGGGAACATATAGGATCCACGGAGATAGATTTATCAGGCTATTGTACAAGCACACAGGTTGAGGAAATCAAGAGTGAGCTTCAGAATGATATAGATGATCTAAATAGTGATTTCGAAGGAATAGATATAAGTTCAGATGTATCAGTTATGGTTGGCGAGGTGGTTTTCCTCGATATAAAGAAGACAGGGAAATACATTGATTTTAATTGTAGATTAAGTGGTGTAACTACTACTGCAGGCTTTAGAGGATTGATTAACCTTAATAAATATACTGCGGTAAATGTATCTGTTCTTGCAGCTTTTAATAATACGGCCAACAAGCCTATATACTGTATGGCAACGGATACTTATATTGCAATTAATGATACTGTTACTGATGCTACTATAACTGTTAATGGACGATTTAGAATTATATAGAATTATATATAATTAAAGTCTTTATATAATGAAAAAACCAATAAGAAGGGAGAAATACTATATGAAAAATAACACATTTATAAGAAAGATATCATCTCGTAAGTTATGGCTTGCAGTAGCAAATTTTATAGCTATGCTTTTGGTATTCTTTGGACACTCCGAAGCAATTGCGACACAGGTTAGTGCTCTGATTATGGCTGGTGGTGGTGTGTTTGCTTATATCATAGCTGAGGGATGGGCAGATAGTAAAAACACAACTACCAAAGGAGAAGAATAATGACAGAAGGAATAATTATTGCAGTTATAACAGGTGGTCTAGCTCTTTTGGGAACGATTATTAGTAATAATAAAAATAACAGAGATATACAAGCTAAGCTAGAGACAGCACAGGCAGTACAGAATTGTAAAATAGACGAGCTTACTAGAGAAGTAAGAGAGCATAACAATTTTGCAAGGAGAATGCCAGTAGTTGAAAAAGAAATAGAAGTTATTAATCATAGAATAAAGGATTTGGAGGGTAAATAATATGAACATAATAGAAACTAACTTATCATTTGGTTCATTAAGCAAGAGAACTGAAACAACAGAAATATACTGTCATCATGCAGCAACAAAAAAGTGTTCTGCAGAGCAGATTCACAGTTGGCATAAAGGATTTGGATGGCCTGGAATAGGATATCACTATTTGGTTCGTAAAGATGGTTCTATAGAGAGGGGACGTCCGGAAGACACAGTAGGAGCACATGCATCTGGTCACAATTCCTATTCGATAGGAATTTGCTTTGAGGGAAACTTTGAGATTGAAGAGATGCCTGAAGCACAGAAGAAAGCAGGAAAAGAACTTATTGCATATCTTAAAGCCAAGTATAAGATTGACAAGGTATTAAGGCATAGGGATGTTAATGCAACTGCTTGTCCAGGAAAGAACTTCCCATTTGAGGAAATATCATCAGCAGTAGTTGAAAACAATTTGGTACAATATAGAGCACACTTGCAGACTTACGATTGGCAGGATACCAAGAATGAAGGCCAAGTTGCAGGAACTACTGGCCAGGGAAAAAGTCTTGAAGCTTTTGTGATTAATAGTGAAGTTATCAACTTCAGATACAAGGCGCACTTGCAGACGTTAGGAGATACCGAATGGGTAACTAATGGTCATGTAGTAGGTACCATGGGACTAGGTAAGCGTATTGAAGCAATATGGATAGATGCAGACAGGAATATCAGGTACAGAGTACACCAGCAGGGAGTTGGATGGACACCATGGGTGACTAATGGCAAGATGGCAGGTTCTACCGGTCAGGGTAAACGTCTCGAAGCTATCCAGATAGAGGTTATCTAATATGTGAACGGGGTATCATTTTATAGTGCTACTCCGTTTCCTGGGGGGGGCAAAAAGGGGGCAGAAATAATATAATAATACATTATGATTTAAAAGTGCTACCTTTCAAAAACCTAGGAAATACAAGGGTTTTATGCTGGTTTAGCATAAAATAGAATCGGTGATTTATTCCGGTTCTGGGCATCTTTTTATGTCTAATTTTCCTTAGAAAGTAGATTATTCTATCTTTTTAAGGATTTTTTTGTTATTATGAAAATATAAAAGGTATTTTAATGTTGTGAGTTAATGATATAAGTTTAAATTGATGAAAGAATTCAAGTGACAAAAAAATAATGAGATGGGGTGTTGCTATGGATGAATTAAGAAATATATGCATAAGTTTTACAGAAACAAAAGAAAATTATAATAGAATGTTACGTGAACATCAGGAACTTAGAAAGAAATGTGACGTAAAGATTAAAGAAGAAATGAAATTACTTGTAACTAAGCTTGATGAAATTGCTTCTGCAGGTGGGATTCTTCTAGAATCCTTTCACCATTATGGTGATATTATCAAATTTCCTATAGATTTATATGAGGATAGGGAAGATTGTATTATATTTGCATTTACTAGAGAAGAATATTTTATTTATTTAAATAACGAAGAGAATATATTATATAAGTCTACTATAAGTATTGATGATTTACCTACTTCATGTTACGAGATATTGGTACTTAATAAAGATTTGGTGGTGGATAAAGCATCAGCTCAGATTAAAACATATTTTGAAAATGAAATCAAAAAGCTTAATGATAATATAAAGAGCGAAAAATCTTATTATGATATGTTAACTAGAAGCTTGTTTCCAGAGGAGAGTAATCAGCAATGAGTAAAAAAGTAATTTCAATCATTGTATGTGTTGTCAGTATTATCGCCATGATTATATATACTGTATTACAATTAGTTGGGGAGTGGCGAGGTAATATATCTATATATGTTATTGGCATAATTGCACTTATTTTTTCTTTGTCAGAAATAATAAATCAAAAGAAAACTTCAAACATAATGCATTTGATTGGGTTCATTTTGATAGTCTTGATTTTTATATTTGTTATTGGTGGGTGTATATTTTTATATTTATTTAATCAAAGTTAA